ATTATTATATTTCTATTTTTATTTAGATATTATAAATATATTAATAGTTTTGTAAGGTATAATTTTTGGGATAGAAACTCAATAAACTCAAATAAAAAAAAATATTTAAGGAGAAATCTATATGATGTGTATAATAATCCTTTATTCCAAACTTATTATGATAAATCAAAAATACCTTTAGATATATACTATAATATAAAAAAATATGCTCCTGAATATACTCATGTTATTATGGATGATAGAGATATAGAAGTATTTTTAAGTAAATATTATAATAATAATGTATTGAAAACTTTTCATTCTTTAAAATTAGGTGCACATAAGGCTGATTTAGCTCGATATTGTATTTTATATATTTATGGTGGCTTATACATGGATATAAAAGTAGAGTTAATAAAACCTTTATCTGAAATCTTTACAGATCAAGCTTTATTTTATTCTGTTATTTCTAAAGATGAAGATCATATACACCAGGGTATTATAAAATCTCCTCCAAATAATCCTTTATTTTTAAGTTTAATTGATTATATTGTTTTAACTAATAATCCAAATAATTATCATGATTTTTGTATAGATATGTATAAGAACATAAAAGATGATATTGTCTCAAATGGATTGAAGAGACAATTGGCTATAAAAGAAGGTGTAAATATTGGAAACTCTGGTAATAAATATTATTTATTTAGAGAGAAATGTTTGGATAAATTCTTTTGTTATGATGGATTAGATCAATACGGGTTTTGTTGTTTTGTCTTTGATGGTAAAGAAATGATAATAAAGACACGAAGATCATCTTATCCGTGGAAGTAATTTATAGTTATAATTTAAAAAAACTTGATACAGGATTATGATCGCTGTAATTACTATTTATTACTATAGGTGGTTTCATGTCTATTAATTGGGATGTTATAAAATAATCAAATATAAAGGGTTCATATCCATCTTTATATTTATTACTTGTATGAGATGTAGTAAGGTTTATATATATTGTTGCTTTTTTAGGATTTTTTATATTTTTGATTTCTTTTATATCTTTGATATTTTTTATATCATTAATATCTATATTAAAGTCTCCTCCAACTATGTATTCATCTTTATTCTTTTTAAGTTCATCTATGTAGTTTGTAAGTTCAATTAGTTGTAAAAGTGCATACTTATCATAACGATGAAAATCTGATGATTGTAAGTGTGTATTTACAATCTTGATACATTTATCTCCTATCTTTATAGAAGCTGTTAAAAATCCCTTTTCTGAAATATAGTCAAATGACCATGGATTTGACACGTCGTATTCTTTAAATTTTACATCAATTATAGGAAATTTAGATAATATAACAAGACCACTATTCATTATATTTATCCCTTTTAAATTTCCTCTGCATATATGATAATCTGGATAATAAGTTTCTAAAGAGTCGTATGCCTCGTTAAAACATTCTTGTAAAAGTATTATAGAATGACTATTTATTATATTATTTATTTCTTTGTCATTTAAAGATTTTAAAGCAAGAGGAAATTTTTGTATATTATAAGTAACAATGGATGTGTTTTTTAAGTCAACTTTATCTATATAATTTTCTGGTATATATCTCTCATTTATGTTTTTTTGTACAATAATCCATATAATGATTACAATAATTACAGTAGATATAGCAAATAATATTTTATAGAACATTTATATATAAAAATTAATATAAGTTTATATTAATTTTATAAAACTAAAAATTATAATAAAATGAACGACGAATTAATTAATAATGGATATTTATTATATAGAAAATAATAGATATGTTGTAGGAGTATAAAACGATTGATTTAGATGATGATCATAAAGTTCATTTTAATCACCATTGTTATAATAAAAAATAAAGACTAAAATAAAGATTCTTATTAGATTTTTATAATAAGAATAGAATATACGTTATAATATAACTTATAATATAACTTATAAAGACTTTAGAAACTTATCAAAATCTTTAGATTCTGAATTGTAGTTATTTGTAAAATAATAATAAGGCCATGTGTAAAATTCATTGTGGTGGGTTTTTTCTTTACAATTCTTATTTTCGTTCAGAAAATTTTTAATATAATTATATGATACAATATTTATTTTAGAGATAAATGTATTAAATGTATGATATTCAGTGCAAATAATATTATTTTTAATAAATAAAAGCTTATAAACAATCTTTGAAGTAATTACATAGATTAATCCTTTGATCGATTTATCATTCTTAAAATAAAAAAATGAAATTACAAACTGTATATCTCTTGTTTTTGATATATCTTCAATACGAGACATTAATAATGTTTCAACACGAGTCTTTCTGAAACAAAGAACAAACTCATCATTATTCTTATTGCTGGAATGAACGTTCCTTTTTTCTGAAGCATTATAACTATTATAAAACATATAAAACATATAAAGAATATAGAGAATATAGATAGGGCATATAATAAAAATTTTATTACAACCATAACTAATACCAAATTCAATAAAAAGATAAAATATTAATGTTTTAGCCATGTTTTCAATTAAATCAGTTAGAATCATATTTCTCCAAGTCTAGAAGTTTATTTAAATTTTTTAGTATAAAATATAAACTTAAAATCAATTTTATATTTTATACTAAAAAATATTTTTATATTTATATTCATAATACTTCTCTTCAGATTCGTTATTACCAAGAAAGATGACTGATCGTAACCAAGAGTTATTATTCTTAATAAGAATGTACAATTTGTTAAAATTATTTTCGGTCTCATTTTTAATAAGAATACGTGTATTATGGGGAAAATACGTTTTACAAAAAGAATTTTCAAATGTAACGATTGTTTCTTCTACACTATCGTATAAATCTTGAATATCTTGTTCTCCTCCCCAATTAAAGTATTTTTTAATATTTTCTTTTTTAGGCACAGAAGGGAATACATTGCATTTTAATGGACTCTGATAAGTTGAAATATGAGTAAAAAAGTCACTTGGTGATCGAGGAATTACAATTGATAAATTCATTTTTGTTTTATTATTTTATTATGTATTTTTATATTAAATTCAATTTTAAAATTTACATTCAGATAATACAAGTATTACAAGTATCGTTAATATCGTTAATATCGTTAATATCGTTATATAATAGTTGTATTATCTGAATAATATTATTAATATTTTTAACAATTTTAACCTCTTTCTTATTTTCCAGAGTGGACTGGAGAATGTTCTTATTATTTTTTTTATGTTTATTATCGATAATATTAAAGGCTGAAAGTATTTCTATCTTATATTTCTCAATAAGATTCGAAAACATCATTTTAAAGTCTTTAACTTCCTTTTGAGAAATAATATTTTTCTTAATATTACGGAGATAGACCAAATAGTCTGATAGAATATTTTTCATTTCATAAATACTGTTATAACAGTTTTGTAGGGTTTGTAAAGTATTAATTACGGTCTTATTTGTTTCATAATAATATTGTTTTGAAACGATAGTAGATCTACGTTTATAATTTAGAATATTATTAGTACTAATTTCAGAAGAAATTTCTTTGTTAGGTTTAACATATTTATAAAGAGATAGAGACATCTTTTATTTTTTTTATTATCTTTAAGTTTTACTTTGTAATTTACTGTTTATTACAATAAATAATTTGGCAAGTTTTTCTATTCTTTCATTTGTTATATTTTTATAATCTTCTGTTTGTTGAGAATATAAAAAAATTTGAGAGCTAATTTGTTCTATTACTTTAATAACTTGTTGTATTTCTTTTTTATTTTCAATTGTTATGTTATTTGTGTTTTCTATTTTTTGTTTTATTAAGCTAATATTTTCTTCTATATTAACTTTAAATTGAATATAATCATTATTAACTATATTAGAATTATTAGAGTTATTAGAGTCGTTAGAATTATTAGAATTATTAGAATTATTAGACTTGATAGGATCATTAGACTTGATAGGATCATTAGAATAAGATTTACTTTTTATATTTTCATGGCGCTTTGAATCGTTCGTAATAGTACCGATATCCTTTATACTTGGTCTTTTTTTAACAAATTTCGTCAAAGATGGGCAATGTATTCTATTCATTTTATATACATATTTTATATAATATTTCAAAAATAATAATTTTATCAATTAAAGCTATTTAATAAAGATGATAAAAGGACTATTTTATAATTTTATTAAAAATAATAACATTTTCTACTTGTATATTATCATAGGATCTCTATCATATATTTTACAAGTTTTTGGATCATCTCATGTTTATAAAAAATTTTTTAATAAAGATATATCCAAAAACTTCGACTCTGTTTTTAAACAGATATGTATATTATGGATATCTATATTTATCCTATACATTCTAAAATCTAAGATAGAGTCTATTATTATACCAGATATTCTTATATATATTAGAAAAGAAGTTATTCTTAACTATATGACCACAAATGGAAAGTTTTTTTCAGAAAAAGATATAGAAAAGGATGCTTTAAAAATGCTCGACTTTGGATTTTATTTTGAAAGAGTTATAACATGGCTTACAGAAAGTGTTATTCCTACTGTTATACTTGTTATTTTTATGAATATTTATTTTATATTTAAGAGACCACTTGTAGGATTTATATTATTAATATCAAATATAATGAGTATTATCGTTATAAAACATTTTTTTAACAAAATGTTGAATGTCATAACAGAAAGACAGGAACATCAAGATACAGTTATCGTATCAATAAGTGAAAATCTAAGTAATATGATTGATATACACTTGAATAATAAAGTACAAGATACGCTAAAAGAAACAGGAAAAATGTTGGACAAATATAAGAGTAAAATAAATGATCAATTTAGTCTAATTATGTCTTTTGTAAATATTTTTAAGAGTATAAATTACTCTTTTAATTTATTAAGTATATTTATACTTTACAAAACAACCCCAAATATAGAAGAGTTTTTTGGACTCTTTAGTACGTTTATTTTATTTATTCCTATTTTTGAAAATATGACTCAAGAAATTCCCATGAAGTTGGCAAATATAAACGATCTTATTATTATATCAAATTACTTTGTCGATAATAAAAAAATATTACTTGACGATAAAGGTTATATGTATAATGAAGATGACGATAATAGCCCAAATAAAAATAATATAAACTCAATTGATAGTATAAGTTTTGATAAGATAAGATTTAAATATGAAGAGGATATCGCCCAGTCAGAACTCAAGACTGAAGAGAATATTAAGAATATTAAGAATAGTAAGAATAGTAAGAATATATTAGAAAATGTTTCTTTAACGATAAATAAGAATGATAAGATTGCGATACTTGCAGAGTCTGGATCTGGAAAAACTACTTTAATTAAATTATTACTTGGTTTTTATAAGCCACAATCAGGAAAAATTTTAATAAATAATATAGATATTAATGACGTTAATATAAAAGATGTAAGAAGAAAAATTAATTACATTAATCAACGTACGTTAATGCTTAATGATACTATAATTAATAATATGAAGTTTGGAAATAATAAAACAGATAACGAGATTATAAGCTTGCTTAAAAACTATGATCTACTAAGTATTTTTAAAAATTCTGTACAACAACAAGTAGATATAGGAGGAAAAAATATAAGTCTTGGTATGCAAAAGATTGTCTTCTTGATAAGAGGAATTTTAAAAGAGTCTGATGTTTATATATTTGATGAACCATTAACAAGTCTTGATAAAGAAACAAGAAAAAAGGTTATTAAAATGATAAAAGATTATACAAAGAATAAAACATTAATTATTATAACCCACGATAATGAAATATTAGAAATAGTGAATAGAAAAATAGACTTATAATATAGATTGTTGAGAACTTGTATTCATTCTTTTTATTGAAAAAACAGCGTCAATTTGGAGAGATTGATTTGGTTCATATGGAGGTAAAGTGTCAATATTTAATGTTTCAAATAGACTACCATCTGGTAAATATACAGAAAATGTTAAGTTATCATTTGGTTTAAATTTAATTAATTGTGTCATTTGAGAAGACAGGCTTAAAAATGTATTCTGTAAAGGTTCTTGAATTTGTCTAATTGGTGCAATAAATAATGCTTTATAACTATTGGGATTATTACTATATATAATTTCTTTAGATGCTTTATTCGGAGAGGTAGAATTAGAAAGCTCTACATATACATAAGGATAAAAAGATATTCTTGAACCTGTTCTTAATGGGACATTTGGAAGTGTTAAGCTAACAAGACCTACTGAATAACATACTGCTTCATTTACTGATACCATACTTCCATTATACGATAAAGAGCTAAAGTTTTCGTTTTCTAAAGTTGTTATATAGATCAAAAATATATAGAATGGAACTTTTTACAAGTTGGAAATAGTGTACCTTTAAATATTGTTGATTTTTCCCATGATAATTACTCCCCTTATGATTATACAGGAACAACAGTATCAATTGAAAATACAGTATGTTATGAACTTTCTCTAACATCTCTTACTCTACCTAATTTGAATCTAAAAACTGGATCAAGAATTTCATTTTATCCCTATGTATACGTTGAACTCGTAAATACGTCAAGTCCAAATAAAGCATCAAATCAACTTATTTATAGTAATAATCCAAATAGCAATAGAGCTGTTTTTATAGCACCAGTTGGCCTTCGTGTTAATCCAAATACAGGAACATTTTTAACACTATATTCAAAGATGATACAGACGATAAAGTTTAAACCAAATGATAGCTTAAGATTCTCTGTATATTTTTCAAATGGAAAATTATTTGAAACTTATATTTCAGATACTCTACCACCATATGAATATGATTCTCGTCTTCAAATAGACGCAGTCTTTCAAGTATTAAGAAAAACAATAGCAACTTTATAATTCTTTAAATAATAATAAATCCATTTGTGTAATATTATCGGATCTCATGTGTATATTTTTTATTTCTTCTATTGTACAGTATAAACTCTCATTTTTTAAATAATCACTTTCCATATTAATATTATCCTTATTATTATCCTTATTATTATCCTTATTATTATCCTTATTATTATCCTTATTATTATCCTTAATATTATCAATTATTATTCCTTTAGTATACTTTAATTCTAAAAAAATATCGAATAACTCTGGATTAAACTTTAACATTTTTGATATCTCTATAAAAATAAACTTTATTTTTAAAGTATTTATCATTCCTTCTATTACCTCTTTCTCCATATTTTCTACATCTATCTTTACTATCATATCTTCATTCACATCTAATAAATAATCATCTCCCAAAAGTATATTTGCTTCTAAAATATAATCTGGTTTTATATTAAATAAAAAATCGACTGTTGTACAACAACCCATATTTCGATCTATAATATTAAATCTTCCAGTCTTTCTTTCATTTCCTAACGCAACTTTTTTTAAAGTTATTAATCTTTCATATCCATTATCTTCTATAGAATTCAAAAATAATTTATAATTATCAATAATAGGTTCAAATGATATCGTTTTTATACCAAATGAAGCACAAAATAAAGAAAAATATCCAATATTTGTTCCTATATCTACAAATATATATTTTTTATTATTTTTTATTATTTCATATAATAATTCTGTTTTATACTTATCCCAATAACCATATTTTAATATATAATTTGTTATATATTCATTCTCGTTATGATGAAGTTTTATTTTAAACATTTTAAAGAATATTTTCTCTTTAAAAATTATTTTACTTTACCGTTAAATTTATTTTTTATAAAACTTTTTATAAGATAAGTATGATACATAGGATAAACATGGAAATAACATTAAATACATAAATCTTTTAGAATCATCTTTTATCTTTTCATTACTTTCATTGTTTTCATTACTTTCATTGTTTTCATTACTTTCATTACTTTCATTGTTTTCATTGTTTTCATTACTTTCATTGTTTTCATTGTTTTCATTACTTTCATTGTTTTCAT